CCGATGTCATCCGGTTTTTCAGGCCGGAAAAAGCCTGGGTCATGTTCTGCAGGCTGTCCTGGAAAGCAGCGGATGCTTTCACATCCTCCTCTGACATCACAATCCCCAGCTCATGTGCCTGATTCTTCATGGCCTCGATGTCAGCGGCAGAAGTGTTGAGCAAAGCGCCCATTTCAGTCGCTCCGCGGCCAAACAGCTCCTGTGCGATCCTGGCCCGCTCTGTCTCATCCTTGATATTTGTCAGGGCCAAAATAGACCGGTTCCAGAGTTCCTCCCGGCTCATGTTCTGGGCTTCTTCCGTGGAGATCCCCAGCTTTTCAAAAGCGTCAGAGCCATTCGCGGCAGCCGTGGACAGTTTTGTCATGGCCATCTTCAGCGATTCCATGTTTGTTCCGCTGTGCTGCGCTATAAAATCCCATTCCTGATAGGCGTCCGACGACAGGCCGATTTTCTGGGACATCTTGTCGATGTTATCGCCATACGCTGCTGTAGCGGATGCAGCGTCATAGAGACCTTTGGCCATGGCCCCCGTGCCGGCAACCGCTGCACCAATCGCAGCGGCCATGACCGTCGCGCCTTTTTTGACGCTGCTGCCGAAGCTACCGGTGAACTTACTTCCGGAGCTCTTCCCGGCCTTGTCGGCAGCCTCGTTTCCTGCGGAGGTGATCTGCTTCGTCATCTCGGCCTGGGAACCTTCCATGGTCGGGACAATCGTAACTAATGCCCGTGCGACCTCGATGCCTTCAGCCATGCTTCTCCCTCCGTTTCTCTATCCATTCCCGCATTTTATCCGGCGGCATCGCCGATGCCTTACCGCCAAAGGTCTTTGACTTCTTCTTTGCGTCGCCCGGACGCGGGTACGGCTTCGGCTTGCGAGGCCGTCCACCGTGCGCCTTTATAAGGATTGCCGTCAGCTGCGCCAGATAATCGATCACATCTGCCAGCATTAAGTTCGTTTTGTAAGTTGTGGCCCATGCGGACACCTCCGGATCTATCTCCCGCACGGTGGCCGATGACGGATCCAGATATTTTAAAAAAGAGCCGAGCGCACTCCATGGCAGAGTGCGCCCGACTGCTTCGAGGCTGTGTCCAGTTGCCGTTAACAGATCATGCTCTACCGCCTCGCGGTGTTCGCTTACGAATCCGCTGAGGCCGATGATTCCCCCATCTTCGCTTTCCCCTCGCTCATGGCGTAGCTGTTGAAGATTGAGAAATACTCCATATCGCCGATGTCAGCGTCCTCCAGCTCCGGAGCATGGCTCAGAATAAATTCCTTAACCATTTTCCCGCGCTTCTCCAAGTCCTCCGCCTCGTCGATCTTCCGCATCAGCTCCGCCTCCGCGAAAGAAAGCCTGGAAAGCGCCGGCAGGGTGTATACCGTGTCGGCGCCCTCCAGTGCAAATGTGAAACCGGTCCGTTTTCTGACAATGTAATCAGCCATGTTTTTCGCTCCTTTTTATGTGCCTTTATTGGCCAGTCTTCTGGCCGTCGTCCTTCACGAACTTCCAGTCGCCCTCAATGGTGGGGGCCCAGGTGATCGCGCCGGTTGGATTGAAGGCCACGTCCCCGACCTCCGTCACGGTGCAGTCCGCGCTGGAAATCATGAACTCGTCGTCTCCGTCCTTGCCGATGAAGACGAACGCATAGTGATTGCTGGTCGGTCCCTGGCTCATGTCCACGTTCAGCAGCTTGCCATGGGTGGCCGTCGCGGCAGTCTCGGTCACGCGGTCCCCAAAGATTGCGGTCAGGCTGTCCTTGGTGGTGCTGATCAGGGAGACCTGAACGGTGCCCTTCTCGGTCATCACCTGGCGCCGGGCAGTCCGGCTCCAGTCGCGGATCACGTCCACGCTGCCGAAGGGGGTCAGGGTCGGGCCGTCCTCAGAGATGAAGCCGCCCTCGACGAAGGACTCCGCCAGGGTGTCGCTGGGGAAAGTGGGCATCGTCAGCTCATCGCTGGCAGGCGCATAGTAGAACATACCGGACACGCGGCCCACGCCGATGTTGACGTCATTCGTCATTGTTTTTACCTCCATCAAATTGTTTTGGTTTCCAGATGCGCTGTCACGCTCAGACGCGCGGAGCACATCGCCAGATCCGGACGCACAGGGTCAACGCCCCAGCTGCCGGATGATGTTACCCGGATATGCCTGACAGGTGTCGTGCTCTCCCGGGAGATCTTCCGCAGGATGCCGACCGCCTTGTTGAGCAGATCGACAGCCTGAGACTCTCGCTGTGCACGGCTGTCAAGCACCACTTCCGCCGTGTCGATGGTGTTCGTGTCGGATCCTCCGACCTTCGTCACCAGGATGCACGGGGTCGTGAAGTTGGCAGGGAGCGGACGGCAGTAGGTCGTCATGTACGCGTTCAGGATCTTCTGAATCTCATCCTCGATATCAATCGACGTCTGAATGACCACTACATCACCGCCCCACTCAATACCTTGTCCTCTGACTCTGCAATCCGGCTGGCCCTGTCTGTCGTGCCTACGAATCCCACATAACGATTGCTCCGGTATGCGTGAGTCAGTCTTACATTTCCTTCGAATCCATCACCGCCGCGCGTGTTGGCGGCGTTCGCCCTGGCACAGATCGCGTTTGTCTTGTCAGACACGACGCTCTGCACGCCGGAGCTCGTCAGGATCTTCTCAAAGCCGGCTGAAATGAACTCGATCTCCACGCGTTTCTCCATCAGCCTTCCCACCTTTCGAGGTTCAACACTATGTTGGACACTCTTCCGGTCGGGGACTTCCAGATCCTGGGGTCACCGTTAATCGTGTACACGTTTCCGTTATACCCGATCCGGTCGCCGGCACGCACATCCGATCCGGGCGGCATATAACAGGTGTATCCGTCGGTGATACCCTGTATACGCCCGTCCTGGGAGAGCGACGTCCCGGCAGGCTGCATGGAGCATCCGCCGATGGTCAGTTCGTCCGGATGGTCCCAGTCAGGATAGATGGTCCCGCGCTCTTCGATCGTGCCGGCACGGATCCTGGTCACGATGTCATTTGCCCAGGAAGGCAGTGCCATCAGAACACCCCCTTCACCTTGTAAGGTTCGAGGGTTTCAAGATCCGTTGACTGCAGCGCACCCGCTCCTCCGCCATTCGACCAGCTCGCGCTGTATGAGATGGAAACGCCGCCGGCGCTCTCACTGGACACGCCGTTCGGCGCAACCAGTGCCCTTGTGGCCCGTCCGGAGATGATCTCTTTGATCGATCCCATCAGGGTATCCGGAATGCCTGCCGTATAGCTTACGGTGATCTCCGTCTTTCTGGATGCCGGCGAGACATCGAACAGGCGTACGATTCCGTTCTGTTCGAAGGCGTAGTCCGTCCAGGCTTCGCCGTCGATCGTGACTGCCGAAACAGCCGTGACAAACGCCGCCGGCAGCTGCACAAGGAAGTCATTATTGACCCGCTTAATCCTGCCGTTCCCATAGAGCAGCCGCTCAGAGAACTCACAGGCCAGCGGCGGGGATACGTGCCATCCGCAGTGGTTCCGAACACCCATGGACGCAGCCGACAGGCTGGCCGGGATCCGCACATCACCGGCGAACTTGTTCGCGGTCATCGTGTTGAAATCGGCCTGGGTCAGCATATCCGCCAGAGTATCCACACCCGTGATGGTATATCCCCAGTTCGTGGCAAGGCTCATTTCGTTTTCACCGCCTTGGCCTTGTTTGCGGGCTTGGGCGCTTCCTTTTTGGGCGGCTCGACCGCCTTGGTCTTGGCCCCGACCTCGACCGCTCCGGCGGGCTGCTTGCCCTCCTCAAACTGGTAAAGCTGTCCACCGATAGAGTAGATCTTCAGCATGGTTTCACCGCCTTTCAAAGATGGAGGGGAGGGCGGACTGCCCTCCCCGTTTTGCTAATTAGGTCGCCGCAGCAACTTTGCAGACGCCCTTGAGGTCGACGACCGCGCAGGCCAGCCGCTCTTCGGCCAGCAGGGTGACACGGTTGTAGAGGGCATCGTCTTCGTTCTGCTCGTAGAGCTTCACGTCGAGGCCGCCCTTGCGCCAGATCTTCACAGCCTGACGGGCCGCAACGATTGCAGTGCCGGAAGTGATGCCGCTGTTGCAGAACACCGGAACGCCCCAGATGGAGGTGGGCATGGTGTAGCCGCCGTTGCCATAAGCGCCGGAGAAGTAGCCACCGCCGATGTACTGCTTGTTGGCATCCTTGGCCTTCAGAGCAGCCAGGTAGTCAGCGGGGTTCATGATGACAACAGAAGCGTCATAGGCGCTGTTCTGCTTGACATTCATGATGCCGGCGATGATGCCGTCAGCCAGCTGTTCGGTGGCGGAGGCGTAGGTCACCGCGCCGATTCCGCTGGTACCGGCAACCGTGGAGACGATTGTGGAATCTTCCACAGTGCCCAGGTGATAGATCAGGCTGTTCTGCACTTCAGAGGCCAGGAAGTCCTGATCCCACAGGATCTCGTCGGTCTCCTTGATGTAGGCAGCGATCTTGGACAGGGGCAGCGTCACGGGAGTAAAGCTGGTGCTGTTCTGGGGCTTCTTCCCGCCTTCAGCGGTC